TCAAGCGATCGTTGATGAAGCAGATCAGCTCATGCTGCTTCTTGGTGAGCATCGACGTTCCTCCGTCCAGAACAGACGCGGAACTTTTACGGAACGTTGCGGATCAAGTCAAGCGAGCGGTGTAGCGCGACATTTGCTCTTAGAGTCTGTGACAGGTGGATTTGGAGCAATCGCTTTTGTAGCGGCGGCCCCTACGCGCCGCGTAGAAGCCGCCTAGGAGGGCGCTAGCCGTCATCCTGGAATTCCGTGAGCAGTCTTGAGAACCGCCCACGCGAGCGCTGCAGCCAGGCTGGAAACCCCATTACCGGCGCCTCTGGTGCGGTCCACCCGATCGGCCAACCCATCATCAGCTCGTAGAATTGCGGGTTGGAGATCAGGCCGGCGTAGAAGCAGCCGTTCCCATTCTTGAAGCTCACCCGGACCGGGAGCGAAGATGGGGTCGTCAGGCTCGCCATCGAGACGCCCAACGCGCGCAACACCAGCCAGAGCTTCGTCCAGACGCGCGTCGACCGCTCCAGGGAGTATTGTCCTCCGCTCCCCGCGCTGATGTCCGTCGGCGACGTTATGCCGACCCGACCCGCCTCCACCACCAGGTCCGGGATATAGCCGGCGTCTGACGCTGTTGGAGTGGGCCAGGATAAAGAGCCGGCGCCGGCGGTGGCGAGCGCCGACCTCTCGCGCCGTGAACAGGCCCGCCTTTGGGTCGTAGCCCATGCGTCGAAGGTCGGCCGCGACCTCGGCGTATCCCAGTGACAGGTGCCCCTCGACGTTCTCGCAAAAGACCCACTCCGGCGCTGCCTCCTCCACGATTCGGGCGACATCGGGCCAGAGATGTCGTGGATCGTCCTTACCGCCTCGCCGGCCGGCGTAGCTGAAGGGTTGGCAGGGATAGCCGGCAGAGACGAGATGAACGCGGCCACACCATGGCCGGCCATCGAAGGTTCTAAGATCGTCCCAGATAGGCGCTTCACCCAGGGCCTGGTCCGCCATCCTCGCCACGAGAGTTGCCGCCGCGTGGCTTTCCCGCTCGACGAAAGCCACAGTTCGGTAGTTGGGTTCGGCGATGTGCAGGCCGAGGTCGAGACCAGCGTATCCAGCGCAGAGTGAGATGCCGAACAGATCGCCCGATTGAGGGCGGAAGTTGGTACGTAAGTCCACAAGGCTTTGTCCCCTATGCCGCTCCCTCGGCGGTCGGTTTGGTGGGGCTCAAAGGCCGTAGAATGTTGAATTGCCGGCAGCGCCGGCACTTGATTTCGATCGGCCCGGATATCGCTGATGGCGCCGCTTTGAACAAGAGAGCACCACAGCCCGCGCACCTAAAAGACTCCTTCACAAATCCAACCTAACCAGCCCCTCGCCGGGGCCACCGGTGAGGGGATCGAACCCGGCGCGCGCCGGGCTAGGTGCGCGGCCCTACCGCGCGGCTCGGCGCGTTGGCGCGCGCCGACCCCCCTCCTTTCGGAGAGGGCGAATTTAATGCCCGATGGCGAAGTAAGTGATGCCGTCGATATTGTTGGTCGTGCCGCCGCCGCCGAGGTTGAGCTTGACCGTGAATCCGGCGGCGTTCGGGTCGCCCTGGGCCTGCGGCCATATGTCTCGCGTCGTGCCGCCGCTGTCGTTACGGGCCATGGAGAACGCCCCCCAACAATCGTTCGGGAAAGGCGTTTCAAAGGCTGTGTAGAGCGAGCTTTCACCAAAGAAGCCCAGGTGATTGCCAACCTTGATGATCAGCCCGCCGATGGAGATCGTCTGCTCATAGGAACCCGGCGTGACGGTTACGCCCGCGCCGGATGCCGCGATGATCGCGAGGAGCGCCGTGATGAGCTGGCTGTCATTGCCGCCATCGAGCGCGCCGATGCCGCTGCTGGGGTGCAGGATGACGTTCTTGAGCTCGTTCTTCCAAGAATTGGCGACCGCCGGCGTCCATTGCGTCGCCGGCGCTGGCGAGACCTTCGCGTCTCCGCCGGACGCTCCCGACACTCCAGTAAAATCGCGCATCTAGGCCTCCGGATATGAAAAAATGACGTGAGTGTGGGCGGGCTTGGCGGCGTTTAGAACGCACTCCAGGTCGACGGCGCCGCCGCCGCCCTCGGCGAAGCGGCCGCCAAACGGATCGCCGAATCGAAAGACGGAATAATCGCCGGCATTGAGCACCTCGACGCGCCAGACGTAGCGATATCGGCCGCCGGTGATCTGGCTGGTCAGCGAGCCGTCGTAATCGTCGACGTCCGGGTCGAATTCATGGATCACGATTTCGTAGCCGATCGAGGCGGCCAGCGCGGTGTAGAACTCGGGCGTCTGCCCTGCCTGAAAGGCGAGCTTGCGCCAGCACGCCGACTGGCGGGCGGCGATGCTGGTGGCCGCTGCGGTGCAGGGGTCGGGAAGGCCGAGCAGGCGCTCCCAATCGGACAACAGCTCGTAGGCGGTGCGGGGGTCGAACTCTTGCTCGAATTGAACCGTGCGCTCGTCGAAGCGGGCGAATTCCTGCGCGCTGGCGCCCATCAACAGGGTCAGCAGCGCCGCTCGGTCGCGCGGCCATGCTGCACCGGTCGGGAGGTGCTGCTGGAGCTGCAGGGCATAGGCGTCGGCCGAGTACATGCTAGGCCCAGGTGATCGTGCCGAGGGTGTGAATATGGCCGGCCGTGGCGGTTTGGTTCGCGGTCGGCGAGTTCAACACATGGTCCGTTTCGCCGGCCGCAATCGATATCGCTTCCTGCATATGGCTCAGCAGCAGCGTGCCTCCCGGCTCCGCCTCGCGCGAGAGCAAGTCGCGTAGTTCTGCCTCCACGGCCGCTTTCACGCCGTCGCTGGCCGGTGTCAGCGTGATATTGAAATTTAGCGCGTCGGCGGTCGGCGCAGCGACGGTAACGTCGGCGCACACAGGGCGTCGCTCGGCGATATAGGACGCCACGACCGCGACATCGCCCGACTCGGGAATGATGTCGTCGCGGCCGTCCATGACGAACAGCACCTTTACCGTCCCGAGGCCGTTCCAATTCTCATAGACCCAGGCGCGGGTCACCTCGGCAACATCCGTCGCCCATTGGACGTAATCGCTGGCGGACCCGCCCCGAACCGGGTTGCGGATGCGGAGCAGCAAGCGCGTGCGCAAGTCGTCATCACTCTCTTCGTCCGCGCCACCTACGATCCCGCCGACTGCGACCGTTGCGATCGCCTGGACGCCGGCGATCGGCGATTGGAAGGTTAGCGACTGGCCGGCGTCCATGGTGCCCGCCAGACCGGCGCCCTCGGCCGACACCGAAAGCGCGGCGGTGCCGCCAACTATAGTCGCCGCCGTGGTGACCAGGTAGCGGCCGCCATCGGCGCGCACCAACGCGGTGCCGATCGGGATGATGGTGCCGTTGGTGCCCGAAGCGGTGACGGTACCGGTCGCGGCTGACGCAGCCTTGCGCGTCAGGCCGAAGATTGCCGCCCAGCGCGCCAGCCACATCGTTTTCGGATCGTCAGGCAGGAAATGCGACAACGTGTCGAGGCGGCCATGGAGGCCATGCGAAACCCCGGCGATCGTCCTGGCGAGGACGGAGAGCGGGCTGCGCCGCAGCCGCGCGTCGGCCCCCGGCAGCCGGTCCATGTCGGCTTCGCAGCGGTCGATGATCTCGGATTTGGTCGGACGCGCGAAACTCACGCTGCGAGGTTCCTTTCGGTAGCGGACCAGATGAAGTCGTAGCGCTCACGCGCCGGGCCATCGGGACGGGTCAACGTCACGCCGATCGCCAGCGCGCCGAGCGGGTGCTGGGCTGAGATCGGCACGATCGCCGTCTCCACATCGACGCTATGAACGACCTGGTCGGTGATCATCCAGCTCAGCGCTTCGACGACATAGTCGCGGGCGCGCGTCGCCACGGCGACGGTCATCTTCTCGCGCTCAAGCAGCCACAGCCGCGAGCCGATCTCGTCGGCGTCGTCGTCGTTGGCAACGTCGCCCCACCACCCGCGGCGATCGGCGCCGGCATAGGGCAGAGGATCGTCGGCGCGCGCCCGGCGATCGGTGAAAAGCGAAACGATCATCGCCGTTTCGAGACCGTCGTCGGTCAACAGGCTGCCGGCTGACATGGCGAAGTCGGCCGACGCGGTCGATTGGCGGTAGACAAGGGCGATATCGGTCATGCGGCGTTCCCCGGCCGACAGGTCACACGCACCGTGCAGATCTTCTTCACCCAGCTGAGCGAGCCCTCGCCGCTCTTTTTGATGGTCAGAGTTACGCGCCAGCCATCGGGGTAGACCGCATGGACGCGGCGCATGTTGCCGCCGCGGTCGACCATGGCATGCCCTTCAGTGGGGCGATCGGCGGTTGCCGAGAACCCAACTTCCCGCATGATCCGGTCGACGCCCAACGGATCGAGCTCGCGGCGCTGCCAGCGGCGATTTCGCGATAGCCCAGTCGTCATGCGATCTTCACCTTGCTCGATCCCCCCGAAATCTTGTCATCGGCGTCGTTGATCGCGTCGGTCCTACGCGCGGCGTCCAAGGTGGCGCCGTTGCCGATCTTGACGTCGTCACTGCCCAACTCGGCGGCGCCGGATGCCGAGACGGTGAAATCCGCGCAGTCGATCGACAGATTGCCATCGGCCGACAGCGACAGATCCCCATCGGCCGATAGCGACAGGTCGCCCTCGGTCTCGATCGTGATCCCCTTGCTGCTGGAGATACGAATGCCGTCGCGGGTCAGATGGACGACCTGGCCCTGGTCGTCATGCATCGCGACCTCGCCCTCCGGGAGCGACGTGAGCCGATAGCGGCGATCGCCGACGCCCAGGACGATGGTGTGGCTGCGCAGGCCGCCTACGCCGAGCGCCACCGCCTCGGCACCGGCGAAGGGCCGCGCGGTAAAGCCGTAGGGCTGGAAATGCTCGACCTCGTCGAGCGTCTCGTCGGCCAGCAATTCGATCTGGAGCGCCTGGCAGCTCTTGTCGTCGTCGACGCCGGCGACGACGCATCGACGCACGGTCGCCTGAATGCGAGCGGCCATCGCGCGGGTGGACGCATCGCTCATTTGAGAGCTCCCTTATCGGCAAGTTGCGCCCAGGCGCCGGGTGGCATGACGGTAAGCTGCGCCAATGTGCCCTGGTCGTCTTTCGACAGGGTCGCGGCGGTTATGATCATCGCGTTGCCGGGCAAGTCTTCGGCCGGCGCCTTCACCGTGACCGGTACGTTCGGCCGCCACAGCTTGCCGCCGGCGGTGACACGCCAGCCTAACACGACGATCTCGGCTGAGACGCCCTTGCCGGCGCGCACACCTGCTTCGAACTTCGCCCGCGAAGAGGCGCTGGCGCCGTCGACCTGATCCTCGGCAACCACCATCAGCGGCCGATATCGCTTAATCGCGCTATCCTTGGCCTCGCCCTTGACCTGCGACACCGTCTTGCCGTGCTTCTTGTCGTCGCCGACGGACTGGCCCTTTACCAGATAGTCGCTGAAGCGTTCGCTGTGGTCGTGCGTGGCCTCGATCGATTTGATGTTCACCCCGATCGCCAGCGTTGTTGCCGGAGCGCCCGTCTCAGGCGTAATGATCTCCAGATCGCCGGTGGCGGTTGGCTGCATCAGCAGGCCACGGAAGCGCAGCAGGCGCTCGATCGCGGCCTGCACCGTTTCGCTCGGCTGCAACGCGAATTTGGGGATGCGACCGCCGGTCGACGTTTTCGCCGTGACCTTGATGCCGAACGGCTTGGTCAACTCGTTGGCGATGGCCTCGATCGACATGTTGGCCCAGCTGCCCGGCTTGGCGATCGCCGAGCAATCGGCGAGGTCACCGGTGCGGTCGCGGCCTGAGATCGAAATGCCGGCGTCGCTGTCTGAACGCGTGGGGCCTTTGCGGTCGACCCAGCCATCCATGGCGACCTCGCCCCCGATCATCACTTGGCAGCGATCGCCCGCCTTAATTGAAAGCGGCGCGTCCTGGTCGCGCAGGCGGTTGGCCAGCTGAAATTCGAAGGTGCCCGCCAGGCTATCCAGCGACCGCGAGATCGTGATCGAGGTCCAGACATCGTAGAGCTGGCCGCCGACGCGCAGCGCGACCTGCTCGGCAAGCTTGTCCGCCTCTGCGCGGGGGTCAACCATTGGCCACCTGGATCGATGGCGTGAGCACATGCAGAGCCACGCCGCCCTGAACGAAGCCGGGGTGATCGATGCGATTGCGGTCGACGATCTCCAGATCGCGGTCGGCGTCGCCATAGAGGCGATACGCGATCGTCAAGGCGGGTTCGGTCGTTGCCGGCGTATAGCTCTGCAGCCTGGCTAGCGTGCCAGCGCGAGCCGCGACGTCGGCGATCATTGCGCGGCGCAAAGCGTCGAACGCATCCGACCCCGTATCGTCGGCGATGTCCGCCTGCCGCAGCGACAGCGCTGAGAGCTGATCTGCGACGCCGTCGCGCAGCGCGATCGCATCGTCATAGGAGCCGAACGGGGTGGCGGCGATCGCGGCGATCAGCTCGCTTGCAGCCGACACGTTGACTAGCTGAACGAACGCCGCTTCGTTCGCTGCTTGCAGGTTTCGCGCTGGCGTGTCGCCGGGGATCGGGTCGAAGTCGTCGCCGAAGCCGAGCAACGAGCGCAACGCCTCGATCCGGCCGGGCGCGCTCTCGCCCAGCGCGGAGACCGCACCGACCAGGTTGACGATCGCCAGGCCGAGGCCTGCAGCGTCACGCACGAGCTCGCCGGCGCCGAGCCTGGCGGCATAGTCCTGGAAGGTGCGCAGCGCGGGGCCGGCGCCACCGAGCAGGCCGGCCTGAATCGCCGTCGCGTCGCCTAGCTTGGCGATCAGGTCGTTCGCGGCGCCTTCGACAAAGGCTGTCGCGCCGACGACGTTAAACGACCCGGCAAAAGCTGCTGGCGCGGCGGTGATCGTCTCGCCGGCAACGCCATTGGCGACCGCAGCAGTGTCGGTCGACGGGGCGGGCGACGCGGGCAAGCCGCTTTTGACGAACTGCACCGAGAACGTGGTGATCCCGCCGTCGCCGGTCGAATCAGTGCGCGAGTAATCGTCGACCGAGACGCGCATCGTGCCGCGCCACGGGTGGACGAGCATGCCATCTCCGGGCGCGTCGAGCGCGTCTTCGAAGGCGTTGGCGCGATCGATGAAATCGGCCCCACGGATGTGAAGATCGAGCGAGAACCGCTTTGCCTTGCGGCCAAGCTCCTCGACGACGTGATCCTCCGATTGCGGAAATTCATGCACAACCAGGCGGCGGCCGCCGCTGGCCTGCTGACCCTCGGTAACGAAGGCGAGGCCGCGGAACGTGCCTTTCTGGAAACCAGCTGGCGCAGTCATGCGAGGCTGCTCATAGCGCGGCCGGTGTTGAGCTGGATCCCGTTGCCGCTCATGCCGCGCGTGCGCGCCCTTATGCCTTCCGGCAATAGCAACTCGACGCGGACAGTCCCGCCGCCGCCGTCATAGCTGCTCTTCTTCAAGCCGCCGGCGGGCGGCGGTGCCGCCGGTGTCGTCTTGCGTCCGCCGAACAGGCCGCGCACGGCGTCACGCGCCTGGCCCGCCTTTGCACCCCACGGATCCATCATCTCCCAGGCATCCCAGGGCGTGGGCATCTTGGTCGGCTTCTTCACCGGGATGTCCCAAACGTTGCCGGTGCTGGCGACGCGGGTCGCCTTAGCAGACCACTCTGCCAAGGTTCGAAAGGCGCTAGCGAGGGTGCCGACATCGGCGGCAAACCGCTTCCAGTCGGCGCTGGCGAGTTGCTTGATCAGGTTGCCGACAGCCGAGCCCGTCTCCGTCGCCCACTTTTTGAGCGTGCCATTGGCCTCGGCTTTGTCGATCCACGCGCTCAACCGGTCCAGCTGAGTGTTGACGGCGGAGCCGATGCCGGCCTCCCACACCCGCTTCGCGCTGATGGTCAGGCGATCCATGACGTTCGACCATTTGCCGGCGGTCGTGGCCGACAGGCGGTCCATTCCGCCCGCGAAGCGGTCGTTGAAAATGCCGTACAGGGCCTTGGTGATGTCGGCGCCGTTCTTCTTCGCCAGTTTGGTCATGGTCTTGCCGTTCTTCATGAACGAAAAGGTGACCTGGTCGCCCTTTTGCGACGCCTTTACCCCGAATTCCTTCAGGCGCTCGAACTCGCCGGTCTGCGCGTCGGCGATCATCTCGACCGCCTGCATCAGATCCTTGCCCATGCCGGCGGCGGTATCGCCCAGCGTCTTCAGCGAGCCGTCGGCTGGGTCGATCCCGTAAGCCTTGAGCTGGACGAACGCCTCCATCACCTGGTCGATCTCGTAGGGCGTCTTGCGCGCGAAATCGGTAACCCAGGTCATTGCCTTGTCGCCGGCGGCGACCGAACCCATCAGGCCGGTTAGCTGCGTTCGGAACTTCTCGAACATCAGGCCGGCCGTGACGACCTTGTAAGCAAATGCGACAATGCCGCCGATGCCGGCAGCCACTCCGCCAGTGACCAGCCCGCCGAGGAGGCTGCCAGCTTTGCCTAGCAGCCACTTCCCGGCGCTGGCGCCAAACTTCTTGACTGCTTCGCCGGCCCGACCGGCGGTCGCGCGAACTTTCTCGAAGCCAGCCTGCGCGATGTGCTTGAGCGTTGCAGCCAAGCGCTGACCCGTACGCTCGCCGCGCTCCGCATCGCTAAAAAAGCGCGAAACGCCTTGCCGCGATCGGTTCGACGTGCGGCCGAGCGTCTCGACCGCCCGATTCAAGCCGGTGGTGGCTTTGGTGGCGTGTTCGGTCGGCTTGCTCCACCGGTCGATCGCCTGAAGGATCAGCGATAGCTTCATTCTTGCTGGCCCTCCCGCTCGACCAGCTGCCCTACCCAGAAACGCAAATCGGCAACGTCAAAGTCGAGCCAGTCACGCGGCCCGAACCGGAACGCTAGCGTTAGGTCGCCAACGAATTGCCGCCATTCGGCTGGCCATCCCCCAGGGAGGGATCGCCACCAGCCAAAGGGACGGCCACCATCGCAGTCCCGGGCGAGGTCTCTGACGCGCCTTCGGCCTCTGCCGCGGCGGGGGCTGCCGGCGACGCCTTCAACGTCGCGATCGCGGCCAACACCTGGTCCAGGTTCGCATGTTCGACGAGGCCCAGCGCCAGGGCGACCTTGCGCATGTCATGCACCTCGCCCCCGATCAGCGCGTCCATCGCCGCGAGATCCTGCTCGTCGAACTCGTCGGCATACTCGCGAGGCAGGCCAGCTAGCGACATCAACACCAAGAGGCGGGCCTGGATCTGCCCCTGGGCGTGCTCGGCGGCGAGCATGTGCCGGCCCTTGACGCGAGGCGCGAGATCGATTTCGTCGACCCTGACGGTCTGCTTCGCCTCGCCGATGCCCTGCTCAAACGACAGGGGATAAGCTAGTTTGAGTTTCAGCCGCTCCATCACGCGATCTTCTCGGCTGGCTGGCTGTACAGCACGCATTTTGCCTTACCGTCACTCGTGCCCATGTCGGGCGCGCTCTCAGCCCAGGCATGGCGCATGACGAAATGCTGGCCGGTGTCGTAAAGGATGTCGACGGTGGAATCGTCCAGCTTGCCGAACGCAACGGCATCGAAGCTGGACGTAGCCAGCACGTCGAATTCCAGCTTGGCTTCGACGGTCGACTCCTTGAAACCGCCGACGACATAATCACCAGGAACGCCTTCGCGCTTCGGACCGCCCGAGGTCAGCGTGATGTTGCCGGCAGTCGGGATCAGACTGCCGTCAATCTTCACCTTCGCCCGGCCGACGACCCTATTGGGATTGGCCATACTTACTCCCTTCTAAGTGACCGCTGAGCAGGCGCTCAGAGGATGAATTCGATGCGCGCCGCGAACTGCAGCAGCGGGTTCACGATGTTCGGCGTCATGAGCAGGTTGAGCTGGGTCGGGACCGTCCCGTCGCGCTCGATGACGAGGCCGGCGATGAACCCCTCGACATCCTCCAGCAGCTCGGCGTCTGCCATGTCGCGCGCCAGGGCGATGGTCTCCGCCTTGACCGACGCGATCGTGTCTGCGGTCAGTTTGGCGCGCGGGAACTTCTGCGACATGCGCTGGCGCCAGGCGAAGCGGATGTAGCCCAGCGTGGCGGTGGTCTGGATATCGCGATAGCTGCCGTCGGGCAGTCCGTAGGCGTCGAGCTGATAGCAGCTGATCAGGCGCTCGATCACCATCTGGCCCGACGACTCCAGCTTCAGGGTCGATATGCCGGTGTTGAGCAACTGCGCCCGCTCGGTCGCCGTGTAAGCGTCCGTAGTGAGGGGCCCAACCAGTCCGGGGAGCGCGAGATTGGTGAGCGGCCGGGCCGGGTCGGCAGCAAGCGACAACGCCGCGACCGCGCAGACGTGCGCCGCCACCTTCCAGGTCGGTGACGGCACCTTCCGGCAGCCGACGACAGTCGTGAAGATGCCGTTGCGGGTCGCGCCGAACGTCAACGTCGCGGACAGCGTGCCGGTAAACGCCGCGTAGACCCGCCCTTCGCGCTGGCGCGCCGGCCCCCAGCGCGAAACCATCTCGGTATCGCAGGCGGTCAGGTTGGTCGGGTCATTGATGCCGGTGGCGATGTTCTGAAACCAACTGTCGCCGATCGCAGCGAACACCGTCGTCACGTCCGGGTTGGTCGCGCCGGCGACCGCAGCGGCGATCGTGCTGGTGACGCCGGCGGGCAGCCGTTCGCCCTGGAAGTGATTCTGCCGGACGTCGATCTCGTTGCCATAGGTGCCCTTGTGGCGGGCTGTGAGAGTGACGACGGCTGCCGCCGAGGTCGCGGAGACCGGCAGATCAAGGGCCGCGTTGACCGCTGCCGCCACGTTGGCGGCCATGGCTGTGGCGGTATCGCCAGTGGCCACGCCGACCTGCAGGCGCTGGCCGGCGATCATGTAGGCGAGAGTGCCGGCTGCAGTGGAGGGGCCGGTCAGCGTGATCGTCCAGGTCGCGGCGACGCCGGCGGCGTTCTCGTCGAGTGCGACCGCCCAGAGTTCCGTTGTCGAATTGCCGTCGAGCGCGGCGATCACCATCGCGTGCAGCATCGAGCCGCGCCCGAATGCCTGCGCCGCCTGGTCTTTCGAGACGATGCGGAGCGGCGTTAGCGCGGACGTCAGGCCGGCGTTGGAGCGCATGCCGATCAGCAGGATTTTCTGCTGTGCGGCCGGCAGCCCGCTGATCGCGCGGACGTTCGAGAATTCGACCTGGCTGCCGGGAACCGGCGTGCTGATCAGCGTGTCAAAGGCAATGGTCACTTCGCGTCTCCCTTAGGCGGCGTCTTGCCCGCGCCCTTCTCGGCGGCGGCGACCTCGGCCTCCGTCGTCATCTCGATCTCGCCTTCGTCGAGGCGACGCTGCCAGTGGCTCGACCATTCGACGCCGCGGCCGGCAGGCGCGAGCGGACGGTTGGCGTGGTCGGGGTCGAGCACTGTCATGCCCTCGGCGGGTTTGATGAATCGGCGGTCGGTCATGGTTGCTCCCTAAGGGCGACCGTGTCGGTCGCGTCGGCGTGGAAATCGTCCGGCAGTTGGACGCCTGGCGTGCCAGGCGCGGCATCGACCGGCACCGGCCGGCCGAAATCGGGAATGTCCCAGTTGGCGTGGAGGTCGAGCAGCTCGACAGGATCTTCGGGATTGCCAACCAGCATGAGCGGGAAGGTGCAGGTGAGCAGCGCTGACCAACGGTTGAGGTTGCGCTTCTTCGCCTCGACGGTGGGCACGACCGGACGGACGGCGCTGAGCTTGAGCGGCGTCGACAGCATGTCGAGATCCTGCCCAACCAGGCTGACGATCGCCGCGGTCAGCAGATTGTACGAGCCGGGTTCCTTGGCGAGGTCGGGTCCGCCATGCCGGCGGTATTGCTCATCCGACCGCAGGTTCTCGTCGACCACCATCACCGCGAAATTGCCGGAGACGATGACCCGGCCGTCAGACCAATCGCCGTCCTGCTCGACTTCGGCCGAGGGGTCGAGCCCAGCGAACACGACGTAGGCAGCCGGACAGGTGATCGCGACGGTGGAGGCGAGATACTCCTCCCAATTGTCGGGATAGGTGGCGAGCAGCTTCCACGTTGGGAACGGCAGCACGCCCGCAGCCGCGACCACGCGAAGGCGCTCCAGCATGGCGAGCTCGATCGCGGCGATCATGAGATGTCTCCCACCCGGTCGCCGACCCAAGAGCGCAAGTCGATACCGGCCTCGCGGATCGCGATGAACACCAGCCAAATGGCCAAGAGAACGCAGGCCAGCACGACGAGCGGCATCATGATCGTCAATGCAACGCGGCTGGAATCCGGTTGCGGCCACCACTCGAATATCCAGGCGAGCGCCGATACGCCGCTGACAACGAACCAAAGGACGAGGATGAACGCGGCCAGCGTCACGACTCCACTCCTGCATAGTCGGCGGCGATCGCGAGGATCTCTTCGCGCGCGCCTGCCGAGATACCCAGGAACGGGCGGGCCGGGGTGTTGGCAGTGCGGGTGAACGCGCCGACCGTCACCTCGATCGGCTCGGCGAGCTCGTGGCCGAATACCTCGCGCATGGTGCGCCGGTGACTGGCCACCCGCTCGGCGCCGTGGAACCCGTCCTGGTGGCGGCCGGCATAGACGACGTTGGTACCGATCTCGACGAAGTCGCGACCGGCCCGATGAGTGATCGATTGCGCCAAGCGGCGGCTATCCTGGAGCGTCTTTCCGCCGTGCTCGAGCACGCGCTGGGAGGGCTTCCAGGGAATGCCCTCGGGCGAGTGCTCGCCCTGGAAGTTGTCGTGGACGTCGGTCTCGATCACACCGCCGACCGTGTCCATCAGCGGCGTGAGGTCGTGCATCCGGCCGAGCAGCGCGAACATATTACGCTCGACCTCGTCGCGGCCGTGAAGATCAACACGGAATTCAGCGCCGGCCATCAGAAGCCTTTCAGCTTGTCATGGCTAAAGACGCGCTCGGCATCCGGCACGATGATCTGCCCCTCGCGCGACGGGATCGCATCGGGCGTGCCTTCGTCGAGCTTCAGAAGGCCGCGCGAAATGTCGCGGAGGTGCGCCAGCGCTTCCGACTTGCGTTTGATCGCGTATTCAGTGGGGTTCGCAGCGAGCTCGCAATACGCGATCTGGCAGGTCAGCTCGACCAGCAAGGGCGGCACGGCCTGGCCGGGCGCGGCCTGGTAGTATTTCGCGACATACCCGTCGACCAGGACCGAAGCGGCGCGGAGTTCCACCTCGATCTTGGCGATGCAGCCGTTGTCCCAGCTGTCGCTGTCGGTCAGCTGGACCAGCGGCGCTTCCTTGTAGCGATCGCGCATATCGTTGGCGGTGGCGTACATGGTGAGCGTGCTGGTCCTTCAGAAATGGTCTCCGGCGAGCGAGCTTCCCCCAAGCTCGCCGGAGTGATCAGGGTCGATCGAGAGCGCCGTGACTGCCCCCGCGGACCTGACCGGAAACGTTATTTCTCGGCGGCAGGCGTCTTTGGCTTTGGCGCCGGCTTGGCAGCCGATGCCTTCAGCTGGGCGACTTCCTTGGTGAGCTCGGTCACCTTGTCTTGAGACGCCGACAGCTCTTTCACGATATCGCGGTGCCGTTGCAGCAACGGCTCCAGATCGTCGAAGCCCGCCGCCTTCAGCGCGTCCACGTCGCCGACGTGCTGTTCGAACAGAATGGTGAACGCTTCGAGAAGCGCGTCGAGGTCGGCGAACCCAGCCTCCCGCAGCTTGACCGCAATGGCCGAGAGCTCATCGGCGACCGGATCGGTTGACGGCACGATGCGCTCCGGCAGCTCGGCCGCCAGGCTGTCGATCATCATCTGCGCCTGGTCGACCCCTACCGATTGGTCGACCGCCGGCATCGGACGGAACGACCCGTCCTCGTCGCCCATGGCGATCGACAACACCGGATCGCGCGCCAGCTCCAGGAGGCGCGCACCGTCCAGGTCGCGAATGTCGACCTGGAGCGGCTCGCGCGTCGCGAAGTTTAGCCCCCCACGGAGGTAGGGCGTCCGCGCGCTGCGGATCTGCAGCGTTCCGCGCATTAGGCCAACCGCTCGGCGAACAGCGTCGCGACTTCGTGATAGTGGACGTTCGACTCGCCGCCGACGAGGTTCTGCTTGTTGAACAGATCCTCGGCCGCCGCGCGGTTCGATACGCCGTAGACGATGTGCGTCGGAACGATGCCGCGGGGATCGCCCACCTCATCGACGAAGGCTGCCATCGCGTCACGCGCCGCGACGAAGTTCGCGGCATTGAGCGTCGCGGTCGAACGATAGGCGAGGAAGGGCATGGTGAAGCCTGCGGCACCTCGCGCCTCGGCGTACATGCCGAACATGCCGGTGTCGGCCACCTTGCTGTCTTCCGGATCGGTGATCATCCAGAAATGCGGCGTCTCGCGCTGCTGCCAGATGAGCGGCTTGAGCGGCTTCGACAGGTCCACCAGGTACCACGCGTTGACCTGGTTCGCGGTGTTGTTGTTCGAATAGGTCGTGCCCGCCTCGTCGAAGTTCGGGTGCGACGTGTCGAAGAAGTTCTGGTTGTCGAAGCACGCGATTTGGTGACCATTGGCAAGCGCGATCGTCAGAACACGATCGGGCCAAAGCGTCGCCTCCATGCCCCAGCCTTCGATCATCGGCGGATAGATGCCGAGATTGTCGTCCTGGAGCTGGTGCTTGTGGACACCGGCCGTCGCTTCGTAGGGCTCGTTAACGAGCTGATAGGCGCGCTCCTCGATCGACTTGATACGCTTGTCGCCGACCCACTTGCGGAAGATCGGCATGGCGCCGAGGAACCCGTAGGTCTCGGTTTTGGTCGAGGAGGTGACCGGAGTGGCCAGGACGGCGAGCTTCGGCTCGGCCTTGGTCTGGCCACGCTTGAACAGCGTGTTCCAGGCCGTACGGAGCGCCTGAAGCGCAGTGTTGGTGACGATCAAAGCGGTAGCTCCTTAGTAGCCGATTTCGAGAATGCCGTTGATCGCGCCGCCGCCGTTGAACGGCGCGGACGGAACGATCTGGATGCGCTGGCCGGCCGCCACGTTGGTGGTCGCGTCGCCGGCGGTTGGCGTATCGGTGACAATGCTGCCCGCAGCCGCGGCGTCGGCAATGGTGCAGGTCAGGCCGGCAACTGCGGTAGTGTCGAGCATGACGGTGACATCGCCGCCGGTGACGATCGCGGTCTGAACGACGGTCGTCAGGCGGTTGACGACGCCCGTGACCGGCGAAACGAGCTGCGCGTTGGTCGGCGCCGCCAGGTCGGTGGCGTTGATCGAGAACGGCAGCCAGATGAACCGGTCGGCCGCCGCTGCGATCTCGGGACTGATGCGGACCATCACGCCGGTCGAATCGACCGCCACGACGACGCCGGCGCGTGGTCGCGTTCGGAAATTCGACGTGCGCGCGACCGTTTCGTCGTCGACCACGAAGCAATAATGGCCGATGTTCGCGACGGTGAGCTGGTCGACGCCGGCGCTGTTCTTGCACAGCCAGTCGCCCGATTGGACATCGAGCACCGCACCGCCATCGGCGCCCGTACCGGTCACGCTCGAAAGTCCGACGCCGACCAGGCGATAGAGGGATACGGTAGCCATCTTCGCGAAGTCGCTGCCTACGCCAGGCGCCGAAGCGGCCATCGCGTAGCCGCTGGACAGCATCGTGAGCCCACCCTGCCAGACGACGGCGGCTGCCTTAACGCCCAGGTTGAGCAGCCCGCGGCCGCTGCCCTGGACGGTCTTCTTGCCCTTACCGAGCGCCATTACTTGATCTCCCCGTTCTTCGCCGCGAGCATTTCCTCGTGCGTGAGACCGCTAAGCGCCGCAGCAGCGACCTCCTCGGCCGTCAGCGAGGTGGACGCGGCGGGTTTGCCGGTGACATCGGCGCCGGCGGCGACGACCACCGGAGCGACGTTCAGCCAGGTGCGGAACCCGGCTTCGTCCTTCTTGAAATAGTCGAGGCCCCAGCCTTTCGCGGCTGGCGCCAGCTTGCCGCTGGAGATCGCCGCCGCCACCTCACGCTCGGCGCGCTCGTCGGTCAGCACCGTCAGCTGGCCGGAGACCTGCTGCAGCTGCTCGATCGGCACGAACTTGGTGGGATCGGGAGCGCCGGCGCTCTTGAGGCTCGCGACGCCGGCGGCGACTTCCTCGGCGGTCGCGTTTTCGGCCAGGCCTGCGGCCGCGGCGATCGCCGCGATCGAGGTCGAGCCTTTGAGGTTGGCGATCGCGGCTGCGACCGTCTCCTCGGGCGCGTCGGCCGGCAGGCCGAGCAGCGCCAGGAGTTTGGCGAGATCCATTGCGTGTTCTTCTCCGGAAACGCCGGCGGCGACCGCCGGCAGGTCAATCGCCCCGATGATGACGAGGGACGCGTTCTTCAGATGGATGACATCGCCGCCGTCCTTGACGCCGGCGGCGACGAACAGCGGGCTGATGTAGCGATATTCGCGGTCTTCGAGGGCTTGACGCCCGCGAGGCGTCCACTGGACGTTGTTCGCGTAGATGCCGTCCGCCTCGGCGGAGAGGTCGGCGGCCGAGCACCATCCCGACGCCTTCGCGTCACTCCCGGCGACGGTAACCGCGTGATTGTAGTCGAAACTGAAGTCGAGCGAGCCGAGATAGGTCCGCGTGTTGGCGATCACCTGTTCGGCATGCGCCTGGTCACGCAGCTGATAGGGGCCGCGCCCGTCGCGCAGCTTGATCTCGCCCATCGGCAGAATCTTGACGCGATCGGGCGCCGCTCCATCGACCAGGTCGATCGGCGCCGCGGCCGACGCCAGCACCTCGTCTAACGCGGAAGCTGCCGCGACGATCTCCAGTTGGCGCGGGCACGCGCCGATCTGCGCAGCTGCCCGCCCGGCCGCCTCGGTCAATTCTAGGTTTCGAAGTTCCCCGCCCATGGACTGGGCTATGGCGCTGGCTCCGGCGATCCCTAACCTGAAGAATTTCAGGACGGCGGCGGCCGGCGCGCGACCCGCTACGCCGCCGTAGCTTTATCGCCGCGGCTGGCCATGTCTAGCTACCGCGTTGGCGGCGCGACCTGGTCCGCTCGCATTCTCGCCCAGCGCCAACCTTCGCGACCGACGTCGACCACCGTAGCCAGCCCGCCGGCGCCCGATTGTCGGACATAGCGTCGCATGATCATCTGGCTGCCGTCGCGCGCTTGGGCCCATGTCCAACCGGTCGAGCTGGGCGCGGTGATCGTGTCGGCGATCGCGTCGATCGCGATGCCCGCAGCGCCCCGCGGGAGCTGGACGCGGCCGCCTTCGGCGATGAACCAGCCCCGGCCGATCGACAGCGGCCAGCCGTCTCGATCGATCCAGATCGTCTCCTTGCCGGACGCGACCCCGAAATTCTTCAGGAAGCGGTCCACCAGACTTTGCTGGGCGGCGGTCAGCACGGCCGAGGCGCCGACCTCGTCGGGCTCGTCGAAACTAGGCGGCAACGGTTTGGGTGCCAGGCCGCGCAGATATTCCTTGCCTACGTTGTAATCCCAACCCTTCCCGAGGCCGAGTTCGATCGTCCCGCTCTCGCCCGTCCGCTTGTTGTGCCAGGGCACTTGCGGAAAGACCTCGGGTTGGGTGACTTCCTTGCCCTGGCTATCCAGCATGCGCTGGCTGCGCTGCACGGCCGAGCAACGGCAGCGCCATCCACACGGCGGATAATGGGTATCCCACCAGGGATCGTCGACGGGCAGTAGCGTTCCGTTCCAGGCGTGATGTTGCGGCCGCTCGCGCCCGTCCATCAGCGAGCTGTATTCGAGAAACGGTAGCGCCGCCTTGGTGCGCTGGATCCGCTCCCATTTACCGGCCGCGTAGGAGGTGCGCAGATTGGTGTCGAAGATCGTCTTCAACCGGCGATCGCTGCCGAGCTGGGCGACCTCGTGCTGGCCGGTCTTGGGATCGAGCACGCGCTTCTGACCCCACCAGCCGCGGGCTTGCAGCTTGGGGCGCAGGTTCTTCTTGAATTCGGCCAATGTTGTGCCGTCCGCGATCGCGTGGTCGACCTCGGCGCGGATATCCTCCAGCACCGACATGCTCATGGCCTTCGCTACGGTGAACCAGCGCGCATGCTCGCCCTTGAAGATATCGAGCCAGGAGAAGCCGATTCGGAAGCCCTTCGACCGGAAGAAGTTGATCGCTTCCTGCGGCGGGATGCCGGCCCGTGGGAGGTCCGCGGGGCCGGGCATTAGCGAGCTTCCTCCGCCGGCTGCAGCGCACGCGTTTGAGACCGGTTGAGCACTTTCACGCGGGCCGCTCGCTGAACACCTTGCCGTCAAGCTGAAGCGACGCGCGCATCGCCTCGACCCGCGCTTCGGCATCGTCGAAGTCGTAGGCGAGGATACTCACGCCGAACGCCTTCTCGCCGAGCTGATAGCTGAGCGCGAAGGTGAACATCTGCCGGCCCCATTGATCTGTCGCGAGGAACTCGGGATCGGGGCCGTCGCGCCGGACGCGCTCGGCGCCTAGGTCTATGACATCGGCCATGGTCAGCTCCCCGGCTCCGCGATCATGCCGGCGATCTTTGCGGAGAATCCGGCGGAAGCAGCGATCTCGACGAACTTCGCGGTGTCCATGCCCATGATCGCATCGCCCGCAGCGATCGCGAGGATCTCGCGAACTTCTGCCATCGAATTCGCGCTCGCTATCAGATCCTCAAACTTGCCCATCATGGCGTTTTCGAGCTCCGGCATCGCCGCGATCATCTGCTCGGCAAGGCGATCGATCGCATCGGGTTCCTGATCGCTATGCTCGGCCGATGCTGCGACGGGATCGGCCCCGGCATCCTGAATTGCCCCTTTAGGGGCCTTAGAGGCCTGTTTAGAGGGGTTCGAGGCCCCGGCGGCGGGGTCAGTGCCATCTGCGCCGCCCAGCGGCGCTGTGCCCGGCTGTCGTAACAGCTCCTCATCATCCTCCGGCGTCGGCACGCGCGTGACCTCCCGGAAGTAGCTGACGCCCACAGGGACGTTGTAGCTGACCGCGGCGGCGATGCCCTTGAGCGCGGTGTCCTGGTCGACCGGATCCGGCTCGCCGATCTCGACCAGCGGATAGTTCTCCCGCGGGCCGCGGTTGAGCATCACCAGCGGGACGACCAGGTCACGCATCAGCGTGGCGGCGAGCTGCTCGGCGTCGTCGTCCCGGATATCCTCTCGGACTTCGCCGTGCAGGCTGGCTTGGCCGGTACCGAGGCCGCCAGATTTGGCGTCGGCCGAGCTGGTTTGGCCGAGCACTGCCTTCGACACCGCGTCGTCGGCATATTGGCAGAAGGCCTTGAACATGTCGGGGTTGGTGGCGCCGCCATCCGATTTGACGAACTCAATCATCATCGACTGTGGGATGACGCAGCCGGCGTCGCTGCCAATCTGAGCGACCGCCTGGGCCAGTTTGCGGATGTCGCCTTCGCTGGTCCCGTTGGCGTACTTTCCGACGCGCAGCGGCAGACCATAGACCTCCAAAAAGGTGATCCAGTCCTTGATCGTGAAATTGACGAACAGGTAGTACCAGGCGACCGTGCGGGCGAGGCCGCCGCGGATCGGGAGGCCGGACTTAGCCTGAGCGAAATGGGTGATGAACTTATATGGCGCGAGGGGCTGCGCCAGGCCGCTGGTGCCGTCCTCGCCGCCCTTTAGCAGCAGCTGTTCGCCGGTAACCTGGTCGAATTCGAAGAAGGTCGGGTAACGCCACTTCAGCTGCGCTGGCTTCCAGGCCGTTGCCGAGAAGGTCCAGATGATCTCGGTTGCCGAGAACCCCTTGCCGAGCGCGTCCATGATGTCGCGCAGTTCAGTCCGCAGCGTCGGGCGCTTGAACCAGTCCCGGCATAGCTGGGCGTCGCCTTCCTCCTCGGCGCTGTCGCCGGCCGCGACGATCGAGATCGGCAGCTTGGTTACGGCGCGCTTTCGCGTGCCCAGTACCGACTGGTAGTGCGGGTATTTCTCCTCCATCTCCTCGGCGAGTTCGAGATACGCGGTCGCGTCGCCTTGCTCGGCCGAGCGCAGGATTTGGGCCAGGCGCGCCGGGTCGAGGCCCTGCGCAGGATGGCCAGACATGATCGACCGCAACCCGGTCACCGTGGGCGCCGAGATCTCGCCGGTCAGCCGGTCATAGGCATCGCGTAGCGGACGGCCGCTGGCGTCGACCAGCGGCGGTGGCGCGGGGGCGGCGTTCCAGAGAACGATGTCAGTACCGGGCACGCTTGGTCTCCATCACCATGAGCCATTGCCGCCGAACCGGCCGTGCTGCTGGCGGCGGCCGTGGCGGTTGGCGAAATCGTCATTGTCGTCAGCCATGCGGCCGCCACTGTCGAAGCCGAGCTTGGGAACCGAGCGATACTCGATCAGCTGCTCGGGTGTCTGAAGCGCGCGCCACATCAGCGCGAGGGCCCAAAACCAATCGGCATGGACTGAGCCTTCGTTGACGATCCGGATCGATCCCGACTGCTCGCTGCCGATGCGCTTGATCGCGCGAAGGTCGACGCGGATGTCCGGTCGGTTCGCCGGGATGCGAAGCAGGTTGCGCTGGAAGCCGTCGGCCAGGCCCAGCGCGAGGTCCAAGCGAGCCGGGCCGGTTAGAAGAACCCCCTCGACGCGGTAGGTGCCCCATTTCAGCTGCTGGTCTTCGACGACTTTCTCGCCCATGCCGGTCTGATCGATCATCGCTCGCAGCACGCGACGATCGCGCATCAGCGCGTCGAAATATGCATCCTGGTGCGCGAAGGTCTGGCCGACCTCGTTGTACTCGTCGCGCACCCAGGCCACCGGCCCGATCAGCTCGGCACCCAGAATGATTTGGCCATCCCGCCGACGGGCAACGTCTCGCCCGATGCCATACAGACCGCCCGTATAGAGTTCGGGGATGCCGGCTTCGGGATGCTCGGCCGCGGTCAAGTCCTCGGGCTTGATCAGGGCGCCGCTGCCGGCGCTCGGAATGCAGCGGAGTTCCTCGTCGGCCGCGTCGCCATAGGTGGCGAAGATGTCCGCGATCCATTCGTCCTTCGGAAGGATCGAGCGGCCCTTGACCGACGCCACCAGGGCGATGCGCTCATAGAGCCCATCGGCGATCGCGCGGTCGAAGTCGAAAGTGAGCACCTTGCCCTTGCGACGGCCTCCACGGATGTCGTCGATCAGCAAGTTGAACGGATTGTCGACGCCGTCGTGAGTAGACCAGACGACGACCTGGCCGCCCCACATCAGCAACGCCAGCGCGGCTTTCAACGTCTCGCCGATGTTCTTGTGGAACGCCGCTTCGTCGATCAGCACCTTGCCCTGTTTGCCGCGGATGGCGCGAGGCACGGACGGAAGGGCGACGATCTTGAACCCCGACGAGAAGCGGATGCGGAATGCCAGCACCGGCTTCTCGTCATCGCCTTCCAGCACTTCCTGATCGACCTCGGCCGCAGCGAACCCGAACACGCGCGCCCACATGGCGCACGTTTCGATGAACTCGCGCGCCATCTCCATGTCATAGCCCATGTACCAGCAGTTATCGCCGCCGGCCGATGCTTGGCTCGACGCGCTGAGCGCCGCGAACGCCGCGACGGCCCAGGTGAGACCGATGCGACGGGACTTCTCAATGACGAGCAGGGACACGCCGGCGCGCAGCTCGGCGAGCGTAGAAGCCTGATAGGCGAGCAGCAGGCTGCTGCGATCGAGCCGGACCAGCGTCTGCTCGGCGGCGGAGCGCTCCTCCTCGCGTTGCTGTGTGGTCGGGTCGCGCAACATCAACCAGCCCCGACGCCGAGCACCTGGTCGTAGATGAAATCGGCGGTCTCCTTGGACAGCCCCTTGGCCCGCGCCGCGCTCGACGCCTTGACTGCCGCCTTCTTGGTGGCCGCTTCCTGAGCCTTCGCTATGCGGTCGCTATTGGTCTTCTCGGCGGACGCCAGACTCTGTAGCGATCGCGAAAGGAACATCACGCTTTCGGGGTCGAAGGTCACCGGCTTGGCTTCGCCGGTTTCCTCATCGACCTCCGCAGCGGTGATCGCCTGCAGCACGACGGAGTGCATCAGCTCCAGGTTCACGCGGGCGAGCCGATTGTCGGGCTCGTCGCCGAATTGCCCGACCAGCGCCTCGGCGACCTGACGGCTGTGCTGCAGCCGTGCCGTTACCTCGGCCAGGCCCTTCACATGGCGCCCGAGCGCCGATCTGGAAACGTCGACGTCGAGCTCGCGCAGCTTTGCGAGGATCTCGTCGATCGTCCGGCCACCGCGGCGCAGCCCGCCTATCAGGTCGCGGACTTCAGCCGGCAGCCGGTCGATGGTCGATGGGGTTTGCTTCTTTGCCATCACGCCCCCGGCGACGGCCGCTGAACCCCTGGCTGGATGGCCCGGCCGTGGGCCACATCACAGCCGCGCTCGGTCGCGATCGCGACGGTCAGCGTCGGCGTTGGGTGCTCCAAGCGGACCAGGCCTTGCTCCTCCAACCAGGCGAGCTGACCGCGGAGCTGGTCACGCGTGCAGGGCAAACCCATCGCGTCGATCGCCTGGGCGAGCACGCTATCGTTGGCGCGATATGCCGGAGCCTCGGCCAGCACTCGCAATGCCGTCAGCCGGACATGCTCCATAGTGAACGCGAAGAAATTGCTCACGACTTGTTGCCCCCCATGCTGCGCAGGCCTTCTTCGATGAAAAAGCGTTGCATCCGGTCGACCGCCTCCCAGGTGCGGTCACTCGAATCCTTCAGGCCGCCAACCTGCGCGTCGATTTTCTCGGCGAGCGCGTTAATCTTGCCCTCCAGGGCGTTCATCTCGCCGCTGCTCGCGGTTGCGCCTTCCAGCGATCGGACCTCCGACGCCAGAAGGCTGAGCGCGGCGGTTGTCGCGCATCCGCCAACTCGGTCCTCGAGCTTTTTGAAATCGCCCCGGAGCGAGCCGATCTCCTTGCCCAGCCGGCCCGTATTCTCTGGGTTCAGGCGGCCGTATCGCCACGCGGAGACCACGGCCAGGCCGAGGATCGCCAACGTGATGGCGATCGAGGCTACGTCACTTAGGGGCACTATCGTCTTCCTTGGGCTTGCCGCCGATGCGCGCGGCGATCGAGTTGAAAAACGCGTCGGTGATCGTCTTGATTCCGCCGCCTGCCTGCGTGCCGAGTAGCTGCACGCTCGACACGCCGCTGAAGCCCAGGCCGATGCCCCAGCCGATCGCGACCACGGGACGCTGGCCAGTGGCGACGACGATCGCCAGGGTGACCAGCGAAAGGGTCAGGAGCAGCAGCGTGGTCTTGCGCCAGGACAGTTGCGACGGCGCCGCGGGCGCGAGCCAGTGTCCGGCGAGCACGCCGGCGACGCCGAAGATGGCCGAGAAGATCGGAATGTCGACGCCGAACACGCCGATCAGCTCCGGCCCTGGCAACACGATGCGCGTGCCGGCGGAGCTGACCGCCAGCGCGATCGGCATGGCCACTACCTGTCGGGTGAGGTTCAGTGTTGCGTTCATCGATAGCGACCCGCCGGTACGGAGCGGAAAGCCGTCACAGCACTTCGCCGGCGTCGGCCAGGAGGTCGCGCCAAAAGACGAACGCGTCGTCCATCTCCCCGCTCGATAGCTGCTTCGTGTAGACGGACAGGCCGGCCAGCCGGCTCGATGGTGAAGTGGTCCCGTTGGCGTAGCCGACCCGCAGCTTAGCCGTCGTGCTGCCGACCGGGTTTGACGTCCTGGCTGTGGCGGCCGGAGACGCGGCACGTGCCGGACCCGAACGCTGGATGAAGCCTTGCCCGCTGGTCAGCGAAAACTGCGAAACGCCCATGCTCCAGGTCGTGGAGCCGTTCAGGAAGCCCGACGACGTGGAAACGTTGATGACCGCGGCCGCGGCGTCGCGGCCGAAGGTCTGCACGTCGTTGGCTGCGGGCACCAGCAGCCCCATGGAGCCACCTGTTTGGCCGTCCGAAATGATGCACTGGCTAAGCGGTGCCTTGTAGACGGCGAGCAACGTGAGCGCGCTTCCGAGATTGAAGAGATCGCGCGAGAATCCGGGGATTTCGAAGTAGCGCGTCCAGCCGCGCATGGTCGTCCCGGCCACAGTCTGAGCAACGCTGACCGTGTAGGTTCCGGCGCCTCCCGTCCCGGTGCCGAGCGCGGTGATGACGGTATTAGCCGCGACAAGCGATCCGGTCTGGCTTTCGACCGTCATCCCGACCGCCCAAGGATCGCCGGCCACGGTCCCACCGACGGTAAGCGTATTCCCACTGATCGAACACGACGTAGCCGTTGCCTGCGGGCCGCCCGCCAGGCCGATCGCGTCCGGGGCGCCGACCAGGCGGCCGTCGACGACGCCGGTAAATAGGTTCTTGGTCGGTGTGCTCGTCAGCGCGGAGCCGAACATGTAGGCGGCGTAGCCGGCGCCGAACGCCGGGCACGTGCGCGTGCGGCCATACCCGAAGGTAGACGCGTCGACGCCAGCGAACGGAATGGCAATTCTCATGTCAGGGGCACCTCGCAAATGGGCAGCCAGCGGTACATCGGCAGCCGGAGATAGGTCGGGTCGAAGATGAGCGGAGCATCGGCGCGAGTCTCACCGATGTTGGTCCAGCCCTTGGTGGTGTTGCCGGTGTAACCGCACCGGAATTTCCACGTGTTGGTCGGGGCGGCTGGCGCATCCCAAACGATGCGATCGCGACCGACGACGCGGGGATTGCTCAGCGCCTTTGCGGCGCCCGCGGCATCGATCGCGGCGACCCCCCAATTTGAGAGGATCGTCGTGTCGGCAATGGTCAGGCCGCCTGCAATCTTATGGCCCGGCTTAACCGGGAAGGTCGCAATGATCTGCGACCCCTGCGCGGTGAACACCGGCATAAGCGGCGTCTGACGGATACCGTCGAACAGAAGGCGTTTGATGGCCCAGCCGAAATAGGCGCCCATGTGCTTGCTGCCGGCACCGGTCATATGGACGTCATTGACGCCGTTCTGCACCGCGTACTGGATACAGGCGAGGATGAATTCCTGACGATCGAGCGCGAGCTGCAGCTGGTCGAGCGCGACGTGCGGGATCGGCGCGGTGAAGGCGACATTGGTGTGCGTGGCGGTTTGGCCGAGCAGCAGCGGGAGGCGGAAGTTGCCGCCGACAACCTGCCTCGCCTTCGCTTGGCGCTGCGCCTGGACGGTGATCGCGCGGTTGTAGAACCATTTCGAGTTGGCGCCGCCCGGATAGTTGGCGGCATCGCTGGCGTTATCGTTCGTTCCGGTGATGATCATCTGCGCCGCGGCGATGAAGCTCTTGCCCTGGGCGGCGTACAGCGCCTGGCCCTGCGCTAGGCTCGCATAGCTCCGCTGGGCGGTGAGCCCCGTCAGCGTTTCGTCTTCCGTCGTGATGCTGCCGCCGTTGCGCCCATCATCGGCCAGCAGGAATTTCATTCCCGACGCCGCGAAGTCGAAGCCGTCCTCGTCCTTGAGCAGCTGCACGATCATTTGCGCGCAGCCAGAGAGCGGCGTTTCGCCATGACTGGTCCAGTCGTCGACGTCGGCACCGTAGTTCGTCTCGAATGCGGGGGTCAGCGCCGCGCGGTTGGCGAGCAAATCGGGGTCCGACGAACTTGAAATGTCGTTGATATCGTCGGGAACGATGCTCGCTTTGCTCAGGTCGGCGTTGCCGAACATGTCCGCATAGGTGCTCGGCGTGGTCGACAAGATCGGCCCTGACCCGTGCCCTAGCGAGAGGGATTCGCCCGACATGGGCAGCAAGATACGCTCGGCGAGGTTGCGCATGTCGGCAAGCGTCGGGTCCGCCGCTCCACGAAGTGCAGCATCGATATTGCGGCCGTGCGCATCGATGACCTGGTGCCGCAACGTGGTGGGGGTGGCGCGAAGCCAGTGGTAGCCGTTGGCGTCGGTCAATCCCCAAACTGCCGAACCGTCTGCGCCAATGATCGGCTGCTTCAGGGCATAGGCTTCCAGCGACGAAGCGCGACCTTTCAGGCCGTCGATCGCCGGGTGCTGAATGTCGGTCGCGGTGACGCGGAACCACCGGTAACCGGCGCTATCGGTCAATGAGAAGTCGGACGGCCCCTCGGCTGAAAACAGCAAGTCGACCAAGGAGAATTTGACGAGCGGAGACACGGCAATGCCGGTGCCGGCAGTGTTCGTGTACAGGATCAGGTTGCTTGAGCTGTTGTCGAGCGCCCAATAGGTGGCACCGCTGGCCACGCCGGCCGGAGGCACGGTGGGCGTCGCCGGGTTGGGCTGGATGGCGAATGACGGACTGGCAGCAGCTGCCGTCGCGATGGCAGCCTGGGTAGTCGAGACGTCGGCTTTCGCCGTCGAGATCAGCGCCTGAGCGGTCGAAGTCGCCGCCTGGGTTGCAGCGGCAGCTCGTGACGCGTCGGCGGCGTCCCGGTAGTTCGCTGCGAGATCGCGCGCGACTTGCGTGTCCGACAGATACTGGGCGCCCTGCGCCACATTCGCGGTCGTCGTCGCCGCATTGACGCCGGACAACTCCGCCCATTCCTTGGATGATTTGGTGCCGGTACCGCCCGGCAGCGTTCCGGCAGCCCAGGCCTGCGCGATTGTCACCGCAGCGGCGACGTCCGTCGCCTCCAGGTTGGCGATGCGCTTCCATCCGCTCCCCGTGACCGCCGAGTAGACTCCGGTGTTTTGGACGGGGGCGCCACCAACGACGGGGTCAACGTGAGTGCCGCTATCGGGACCATAGACCTTTGCCGCCTTGCCCTCGGCATAGCGCTTGGGATCGATCGCGTTGAGCTCGGCCCAGGTCGCCGTGACGACGGCCTCGCCAAGCGCTTTCGTCAGATTGGAGGCGAGGAGCTGCACCTGGTCGAAGTTGATCGCGTCGCCGGTTACGCGGGCGCTCGCCTCGGTGGCGACCATGTCACGAACCACCTGCTCGGCGGCGACACGTGCGGCTTCCTCGGCGTCCAGCCGGGTCTGCTGCGCCGTATCCACGCCCTCGATACTGGTGCCCGCGGTCTCCAGGCCCTGATCGGCGGCGGCCTTGTTCGCCTCGATCTGCGCGGTGAGATCGGCGATCGCCCGCTCCAAGGCGGCGAGGCGGGCGTCGGGCGGTGCGCTGGGATTGGCTTCGAAAACGCTCATTGCGGACACTGGCTCCGGGCGTCGGCGGCGCGCGCATCGAGCAGGCGCTCGCGCCGCAAGTGGGCGGCGACCCACGCGAGATAGACAGGCGGGACGACGATCGCCGCGCCGACATAGGCAGGCACCGGGTCGGGACTGGCGGCAGTCACCTCCGCCGGGCACACGGTACGCGTGATCGTGCGGGTCGTGACGATCGGGTCTGTGGCGGGCTTAAGGGGCGCCTGAGAGGTGGCGCAGGCAGTCAGCATCGCAAGTAACGTTGCCGTCGGCAGTGCGCGGCTGGGCGGAAATGACGGCATCGTCGGCGGCCTTTCGATTGGCGGTGTTCAGAGCGCGCGACTCCGCGCGTTTCACGGCGTCAGCCGTGGATTGGGCGGCGTTGGCGAGCTGCGCCTTTGCGTCGGCCAAGTTGGCTGCGTCAGCGTCTGCTCGCGCCACCAGCGTCTTCACCGGTTCGCTGCAGCTCATCTTGATCGCGAAGGCGGACTGACCCAGAGCGGCCGATGTCGGCGCGGCGACCCGATATACCGCGAGCGCCGCGTCGCACTCGCGCGCCTGGCGCGCTTCCTGGATCAGCGTTTTGACCGCACTGCTGCAGGCGTCGACCGCACCGGAGGGCGTCCGCGCGCCGAGCTCGCATTGCTTGGCGGCCTTGCCATCGTGGATGTTCTCGATCGCGTCGCCGATCATGGCGATCGCTCCCCAGGCAACGCCGATCGCGGCAATGATCCCGGCGATCCAGCCAATCAGCTTCAAGTTCATGAGACCCCCAAGTTGCGAGCACGTTTGACCCAGCCACCGAGGAATTCGCCGAGCTTAGGATTGCGGGCGACCAGGTCGCGGTAACGCGCCTCTGCACTCGCGCGATAGGCGGCGATCAACGCCGGCATTCCGTCGCCAGGATGGGTAAGCACCCAAGCGAACGCGTTGGCCGTCTTGTCCCCCAGGCCGCCGTCAACGACGAGAGTAGTCGGCAGGCCAGCGAACCCGGCACGCCGCGCGAGACAAGAATTGATGGCAATCTGGAGCAGCTTCTTTGCTGCCGTCAGTCCGCCGTTGACGCCCTGGTCGAACATCGCTTCGCCGATCGGCGCCGGCCAACGCTCACAGAGCAACGGCTTCCAGAAACAGCGATAATAGAGTGATTTTGCGTCGGCCGGCGTCAGCGCCTTGATGTCGTCGACATCGATATCGCCGTCCATGTCCAGGTCGAAGTCGCCGTGGCCGTCGAGGTCGACGTCCTTTAGGCCTTCGCCCAGCAGAAATCGCAACGAGATGCCGTATTTGGTAGCACCGCCCGGATCGGCGCGCTTGTTGACATAGCCGCCCTCGATCGGGATCAACCGATCGCAGGCCGCATCGAATCGCTTGGTGTAAGCGACGACGACGATGTCCGGTTCCCCACCCATGGGGCTGCTATGGTCTAGGTCGGGGGGCGACGCTGACCTGAAGAATTTCAGGAAATCAGCGGAACAGGTCGAGCTGGTTGTCGTCGTCCTTTTCAGCCGCGAGCAGCTGATACACCCGACGCTCGGTATAGTCGCAGGCTCGGGCCGCATCCGCAACGGTCATCTTGCCCGACTTCGCGAGCTCGATCACGCGCTGTCGGCGCAGATGGGCTTTGGGGAAGTCGATCGAGGTGCCGAAATAGTGATCGGCCATGAGCCCAGCGGCCTTCAACCCGATCGCCTCGGCGATGGGATGGTTGTGCGACATCTTGGCAGGAATATAGATTTTGGTGCCGCCAAACACCTTGCACAGGGTCGACAGGTTCACTTGGCCGATGACCTGGGCGAGCTCCTCCAATTGCTCGGCCGCGGCGGATATGGGACGCTGCGCGTTCATCAGGCGAACGCCGCCATGAGCCCCGCGATCGCCAGCATGGCGATTATAGCGGCGATGTCGGACCGCTCGGGGTGCATCAGCCAACGGATCACGGCAGCGCCTCGCGCAATTTTCTGCCGAACGTTTTGGCCACCACGTCGATGTCGCCATGCTCCAACAGCGCGACGTTGCGGACTTCTACGCCGCCCAGGTGCCACGCCGCCCGGCGGATATCCCAGTCGGCCGGGACCACGTCGGCAGCCTTCAGTTTAGCCAGCAGTGCGTCGACCAGGCGCCGACGCAGCACCAGCACGCGCATAGCTGGCGCGACGCCGGATAGTTCTTGCGACCAGCCGGCGCGCTCGGCCATCGCCTTCAGTGCCTCGATCAGCTTGTTGCCCTCGCGCTGGTTCGCCCATTGCAGCTTGGCGACGCCGAGCTGGCGCTGGGCGAAGGCTTCCAGGGCCGGCTCACTCGGATTGTCGACGACGCCGAGCTGGTGGAGCGAAATCCACATAGCGCGAGCCTTCAGCGCGAGCGGGTGGTCGGCCGGTCGCGGCGACGGCTTCTTCGCCTTGGCGGTGAACCCCTTGGCTTCGAATTCCTTGACCAGGGCGACCAGCTGGGCGTCCGAGCACTTGGCCGCGCTGGTCTCCCCGGCGACGCGCAGAAGCACTGCGCGGTAGGTATCGTCGTCGAGGCCGAGCACTTTCTTGGCGACATGGACTTTGGCCAGCAGCGCGCGGCGGTGCTGGGTCGAGGCGTCGAACAACGCTGGGCGAGCTGCAGCCCTCATGCGCAGCGCTCCCGATAGCGGGCGACCAGCCGATCGGTCAGGCGCTTGAAGGCAGGGTCCGATCCGGCGCGCATCACCTGGGCTGCACTGAGCTGGTTGGCGATCGTCGAGTGATCGCGGAAGCCCATCGCCGCTCCGATCTCCGTGCCCTTCAGGCTCGTGACCGTTTTTGCGATGTACGAGATCGCGGCCCGCGCCCGGAACAATGGACGCTCGCGGCAGGGGCTGAGAATGCGCGCTTCCGCCAGGCCAGTTTCGAACGCGACGTCCGCGACGATCTGCCCGATCGACGGCTCAGCCGCGGCCGCGCGATCGCCGTGTAGCACCGCCATATCGGCGCCGATCGTCGCGCAGAGCGCGTCGAGCAACTCAAAGGGCAGGCGTTCCCCGCGGATGATAACCTGCATCATCACAGCACCCGCGAGATCGCGGCGGCGATCGCATCCAGGTTGAGACCTAGCCATGCGCAGAACGCGATCGCCGCGCCGGCGGTCAGCAACTCGTGCCGCGCCGCCTCGGCCTTAAGCCAGCGGAGTAACGTCATGCCGTCCTCCGCATCTGGACGGTCGCGCGCGAGCGGATTGCGTCGGTGATATGCTTGGCCGACAGAACTTCGTCGTCGCCGATCGCCAGCATGTTCGCCGCTTCCAGGATCTGCTGGACCTCGCGCAGACCGCCGTGGCCTGGCGCGAGGCCGCGCTCGATCAGCGGCTCGCGCATGTCGGGTTCGATGAGATCGTAGTAATCGAGATAGGCCTCGACATCGTCCCGGCGAGGGCTGTCGGCCACGTGGCTATTAGCGATGCGGCTGTTCAATCGCGCATAGGCGTGGCGGTCTTTGTTATCCCGCCCGCGGAGTCTATGGAGGAGTTCCTCATTGCCTAACAGGCAGATGCCGACGCCTGTCGCATCGTGCCACCCGCGGAGCTCCTCCAGCGCGTTGAGCGACAGAAAATTGGCCTCGTCGATGATCAGCAGGCATTTGCGGTGCTTCAGGTTGTCGATGACCAACGCCGACATCTGCTGCGTCCAGCTCGCTCGTACCGCTAGGCCCATCACCTGCATGACTTGGCGCACCATCCCCGCGGTCGACGAGGTCGATTCAAGCATGGTGACCAGGAACACCGAATCGCCGATGCTTTCCTTGTAGTGGACCGCTGTCATCGTCTTGCTGGTGCCGGGCGCCATCGCCCCAACCGTGATGCGCCCCATATGGGCGACCTCCAGCAGGAATTGGACACGTCGCGCAGTCGGCGTCTCGATCCAGCGCGGCCGCTCAAGCACGAATTGCTTGCGGTGTTCCTGGCTCTCGACCTTCTGGCGAAACTGGAAGATGCGCTTCGCCTGGTTATCCTTCTTGCCCGGATAGTTCGGCGTGTAGAGGGCGCTCAGCGACCCCGGCGAGATGTTCGATAGCTGGCCGAGCTGGGTCCAGCTCAGACCTTTTTTCGCCTTGTAGTCCTTGAGCCATTCCAGCTCGGCTTCGACGTCGATTGCGACTGAATCGGGAGTGTTCACGGGAGCTCCTCTCTTGCCTACTCAACAGGCCGCAGGCGCCGCATTCCGCCTGCCATGCGGTCGATGCGGGCATCCTGGGCAGCTTCTTCGCGGGCGATTGGCACCGCCTGGATCAGGGGCTTGAGCGCGGCCGCGGTCTGGCCACGGTGACGAACGGGCCGGACGACGGTCGGCGCGTCGAGCGGGTCGGTGGCGGTCCGCTGCAACATGTCGGCGACCTGAGCGGCTGACAGCAGTTGTTCGGCGTCGATCAGCTCGCGGACGGCGCTCTTGTGGCGCTTCTCGATGCGCGCGCGGACCTTGGCGGCTTCGACATCGCTGAAGCCGCTCGATTGGAACGCCGGCGCGGCGCAGAGATATCGGCCATCGCGGGTGTAGACGTGAACCGGCGCATGGAGATCGTCGGGGTTGAAGCGGATGGTGACGCGATCTCCAGCGACCTGCGACAGCTCCTCCGCCCAATATTGGTTGCCGTGGAGCGTGATCACGCCGGTCCGCTTGTCGGTGGGGCGGTCGTCGGCCGCGAGCAATGCCAAGCGCAGCTGCTCGGGCGTCGCGCGGCCTATCGGCGCGACCGCATATGAAGCGGCGAAGACCTGGTCGAAGCTGTGCGCGCCGGCGCCCATTTCGGTGCGGCGGTTCGCTCGGGCATTATGGGCTGCGATGCCATCGGCGACGATCTCGCGGAATCGGTCGATCGGGATGGCCTTGCTGCCGTAATTCTCTGGCTTCTTGTCGACGCCGTTACCGGTGTAGGCGCCCGCCAGGGCGGGGTGGCGCGCGACGCTGTCGCACAGGTCGCGAAACGCGCGCTCGATCGGCTTCGACTGGCCACGATACGGCGTCGCCCAGTGGATCTTGATGCCGAGCGCGGTGAGGATGCCCAGTGGCTCCTCCTCGCGGATTTTAAAGCGGAATCGGCTGGTGGCGCCGCCGGTGATCCACTTGCTGGCGAACGCGCGCCCGTTGTCCATCAGGCAGGCGGCCGGGATGCCGTAGTTCGCGAACAGCTGCGCGAAGGCGAGGCGCGTCTCTACCGCGCTCTCGGTGCGGCCGATCGACCAGGCCAGCATCTTGCGGCTGTAGACGTCCTGGATCGCGACCATCAGCGGGCGTTCGATCTTCCCGTCCGGCCACTCGACGAAGACATCCCATTTGTGTCCGTCGATGTTGACCAGCTCCATGGCCTGGAGCGCTTCGACCGAGCGCCGCTGCGACGGCAGAGACCGCCGCAGGGCTTCAGCGCCCTCGCGACGCGCCGTGACGACGCGGCGGTCGAGTTGCTTATCGAGGCGTCGGCGAAGCGTGCGCTCGCAGGGGAGCGTGATGCCGTTGGGTTCGGCATAGCCCTTCAGCAGGCGATAATAGCATGACGAGAACGTCGGCTGCTCGGGGCGCAGATAGTCCGACATGAGCAGCTTGAGGGCGCTGGGGTCGATCTCCGCCTCGGCACCGCCACCGGCGTGGCCCGGTGCCAAATAGGCCAACCTGTCGGCTGCAGCGACGCCCTCGACGAGCTTGAGCCAGTTCCACAAGGTGGCCGCGCCGACCTTCATCCTTGCAGCGGTGTTCGCAACCGCGGCCGACTTGGTCAGGCGTCCGATCTCGACATAATTCTCGATCATCGCGATCGCCGTCGCCCGACGATGCGCTTCTGCCTTCGCCTTCGCGGTTAGCCGCTCAAAGTGGCGCCATTTCGCCGCCGCTCGCGTTTCCGGTTGAGGTGAGACATCGGCCAAGGTTTCGATCGCGCGCGCCGCGAGCGCCGCTCGCGCAGCGGCAGGCACTACCGACCAATGATATTCCAGACCGCCGCCGCGCCGACCGCTGGCACGGGCCAGTGGTTGACCGTCGTTGCCGACACGCATCGCCCACATGTCGGCAGACGCGCGCTCGTTCATCTTGCGCTTGGTGGTCGGCAGGCCGGGCAACCCGAGCTCGGCGAGCTCTGCCGCGGTAAACCACTCTTTCCCCCCGCCAGCTTTCAACGCTTGCCTCCCCGGATGATGGGCGCGCGGCCCTTGATTTGTTTCTGACGAGCGCGGAGCGCAGCCATCTGGCGTTCGATGTGGCCGAGTTCCGCGGTGACGATTTCCTCGCCGACCAGCAGCGCGGCGCCGATCTTGCGGGCCAACGCGTCGAACAGGTCGTAGCGATCGGTCACCGCGACGAGCGCGAGGAAGCGGTGCGCCGGGATGTTGTGATCCTCGCGCGCTTCGGACGCGTAGGCGTCGAGCATGAACTTGGTGACGTCTTCATTCAGCAGGCGAGAGATCGCCGCGGCGATCTCAAAACGGTCGCGTTCATCGCCTTTGAGTGCCTGGGCAACGGCCGCCGCGACCATACGATCGAGCCCCGCCAGGTCCGCCTCGCGCGTCGGCTGGACCGGCGCGTCGAAGGTGAACCCAAGCTGGTTCGCGTCGAGGGAAGGGCGGCGCTTCGCCATCAGTGCATCGCCCCGCGGCGCTTAGCGTCGAGAAATTCGGTCCAGGCGCGATCGAAGTCCTCGTCGGACCAGTCCGGCCGAACGAGGCGAGTGACCTCGCGCCACTCGTCGCGATCGAACTCGTCGAGCCGCACATCGGGGGTACCGGTAAACAGCATCGTCACTGCTCAAGCCCCCGCTCGATCGCTGCAATCAGCACGCTACCCGGTGAAGCCTGCTCGGCACGCGACCGCGCGACGCATCGCGCCCAAAGCTCAGGCCAGGCGCGCCTGGTCGTTTCGACGAGGTCGCTAGGAGTGGCGACCAATGCTCCCTGAAGTTGCTCGATCAGCTTGGTCGACCGGATAGCCGCGGGGCCGTGAACACTGCCGGAGCTGCGTGCCGCGGCGCGGTTCGCGCCGATCGCCAGCGCCTCCGCATGGACCTGTTCGGCGATCGAGGGCTGAGCGGCCGCAGGGACCGGCTCCTGCTTCACTACGGGCGCGACCGATGGCCGCTCAATCATGGAGGGCGAAAGCTGGATGCGGTCGAACGCGATCTGGCCCTTGTAACGGAGCGAGCGCACGATCTCGTTGACCGAGCCCAGGGTGAGACTGGTAGCCCGCGCCAAATCCGCCGCTTTCCACACCTTCGACGGGTCGCTCAGCATCGTGCCGACCACGCGATTGATGCGCAGCTGCTCGGGAGAGAGGTTACGCACCACGGCGTGCCTCCTCGATCGACACGACCTCGGCAGTCGGACGGCCAAGTGGTTTGCGCGCCGGCAGCGCCGCGATCGCGGCCGCGAGCTGCTCGGTGTCGAGCGGCTGCAGCGGTACGCGCAGGTTTGTGGTTCGGCCAAAATAGCCGATCGACGTAATCTTCACTCCCAATCTCCCCTCGTTTCGGTGAACCAGCGCGGGCGGCGCCCGATTTGATCGGCCTGAGTGCCGCAGCGAGCAGTCGCCGCTTGGCGCTCGGCCAAGCGCCGCTCAGCTGCGGTGTAGGTTTCGCGAGCGATACGCAGGCGGGCCTCGTCGAGTGAGACGTTGTCCAGGCAAGCGCGCTCGAATTCGACGCGGTGCTTGCGCAGCTGCTCGGCGCGGGCTGCCATGCCGGCCATCATGCGTAGCTCCGGCCGGTCGCGGCGATCGCGGCTGTCATCGCCGCGCAGCCTTGCCGCGCCATGATGCAGAACGCGGTGTGGTCGCCGTCGCTCGAATACATCGAGTAGACCTTGCGGACGTAGCCGGCCTTGATGCCGAGCTCCTCGGCAATCGCGGCTGTCGTCATGCCCGCCTCGGCGAGGTCCATGATCGCCTGCTCGCGCTGGCTCATGCCGTGCGCTTCGTCGTTGGGGCGCTTGCTCATGCCGCCCTCGCGCCATCGACGATGTCACGGGCCCGGCTAACCGCCGCCTGATAGGCTTCGAGATCGCGGCGCCGGTGCGCGGCAAGGATTTCCCCGCGGAGATCGAACGGGAGCGCGCGCCAATGCGTCAGGCAGAACAACCGGCCCGGCTCGACCTCGCACCCGCAACTATCCGCGGCGCAACTGGCTGCCGGGCGAGAGAAGGACTTGTGGGTGCCGCTGTCGAGCGCACCGAACGTCATGCCGCGCCGGGCGAGTTCGGCGAGGATCGCCTCGCTGCCGACCTTGCGGACGTCGGGCACGTTCGCAACCCGCAGCTTGCGCAGGCCGAGCGCGGATTCACGCTCCAACAGGCCGCGGGTGACCAGCTTGTCGACGTGCCGGCTCACGGCCTGCGGAGTGACCCCGAACTGATCGCCGATTTGCTTGAGCGTCGGGCAATATCCGGCGTCGGCGGTGCAATCGCGCACGTAGTCGAAGATTTTCTGCTGGATGGGTGTCGTCATCGGCGCAGCCCCAGGATGAGGATCGCGATCGCCGTCATGCCGATCAGCACGGCGACTTCGATCCAGTTGCGGAGGGTAAGAGGTCCACGAACCCCAAGGAGGCGGGCGAACATCACTTGCTCGCCTCGACCAAGGTGAAGCCAGCCGGCAGCATTCCCGCCAGATGGGCGAGGGCGCCCTTCTTCTCGGCGAGGCCCATGCGCTGAAACGTGCCTAGGAAGGTGGAGAGGCGCTTTGCCTCGGGGTCGGCGGCCTTCGTTCCGGCTTGCCCGATCGCAAGCGCTTCTGTGACGGTCGCGATCGCTTTGGCGCCATAGAAACTGGAGAGTTTGTTCGCGTGCCGGGTGAGGTTCTCGACCGCCTTTAGCTGGGCGTCGTCCTCAAGCTTGGCCAGCGCGCGGAGCTGGCCCGCATTCTTCGCGATCGGGTGTTTCGCGTCCCGAAGCCGCGCGAGGAGCGACGGCGCGAGGCGGCGATAGAGCAGAAGATCGCGCTCGATCGTACTCGCTGACAGCCCCAGCTCAGCTGCGACGTCGGCGGTGAAGCCATATGCAACCGTCATCGTGACGTTTGCATCATTTGCCTCGGTCTTGACCGCTTTCTGCCAACGCACCGCTGCGGACACCGCGCGGCCGTCTTTCTGCGGGTCGACGCCGGCGCGCTGTTTCGAGATGCGAACCAGCTCGGCGATCGCCGCTGCACGCTCCATCGGATCGTTGGCGCGGCGGAATAGATTCTCCGCAGCTTCTCGGCGCCGCTGGACGTCGCGGTCGCTGGAAACGATCCTCGCTTCGATCCCGTTGTGCTCGCGGATGAGCGCGCCCTGTAGGCGGTGTCCGCCAGGACCGGCGAGTTCCCAATCGTAGTCAGGATCGTCGTAGATCGGGCAGACGTCGATCGGCGTTATCTGCCCATCGCGTTCGATGGCGGCGCCGAGCGCCTCCGCCCAAACCGGATCGACGGCGCGCAGGCGTTCGCCCTGTCGAACCCGCCGGGGATCGACGATGATGATCTCGCCGGCGACGATCGGATCGGCGAAGTCGTTTGCAGGTGCGGTCGCCATGTCTAGCGCGCCCCCGCAATTAGACGGTGCGCGTCCGATGAAGCGCCGCTATTGTCCAACTTAATGGACTCGGGGGCAGCATCATTGTGATCGACCGCTTGAAGCTCAGCTTCGATCTCGTCAGCGACGTGCTGGCTCGCGCGACCGCGCATGAAGTCGGCGACCGCCTGGGGCTTCAGGTTGCGGCTGTGCGCCCACGCGCGAACCGACCCGTACCGCTTGCGCAGCACCGCCTTGATGTCCTCCCGATGGAGGCCCTGAGCTAGCATGGCCAAATCCTTAGCCGTTGAGTCCAATAAAATGGACCATAAGGATGGAGAATTGGACCGTCAAGCGCCGGATGCGTTCGGGCGCCGCATTCGCGAGCGCGCGGCCGAGCTCGGCTTGGAAAGCGCGGAAATCGGGCGTTTAGCGGGAATTAAGAAGCAGTCGATGGCCGGCTATTGGCACGGCGAACGGTTTTGCGGGTCCGAAAGATTGTTCTCACTGGCTGACGCTTTGAAGGTGAGTGCCCGTTGGCTGGTCGAAGGAATTGGACCGATGGCCGATCCGGTCGTCGACGCCGACGATGCCGCGTGGGTCAACATCCCCCAATACGACCTGCGATTGATCACCGACAGCAGCAAGGGCAATCGCATTGAGACCATCCCGATTCGACGCGACTGGCTCAATCGCCGCCTTATGCGCGCGACCGACCTCTGGCTGACGGAGCTTCCCTCCGATTACGACGCCATCGGCCTGGCTGAGGGTGACGTGGTCATCTGCTCGGACATCGTGGCCGGCTCAGGCGCGGGACCGGAGGAGGGGTGGGTTTGCCTGTTCCGTGGGCAGGGGGGGCCGTTCGTCGCACGCTACAGTAACCGCCCCGCGCCGGAGCGCCTTGCCGCGGCCGAGCAGCTCGGTGAAGCTTTCATCACCGCCGCCGACCTACAGGGCGGCGAGGTTCAACCCATTGCCCGCATCCATGCGCGGATGTTGGCGAAGCTCTAGGGAGCGCCGATGCGCCTTCTATGTCTTGCCTTGGCGATCTTGCTGACCGCGTGCTCAAACGCGCCAACGGTCGTCGCCAGCAACGCGCAGGCGGCGGCAGCCGCGCCATCGACTGACTTTGAGCCGGCCGCGATCGCGGCCATGAAGAAGCAGCTGCTCGCCGAGCCGAAGATCCGCGATCTTACGTTCAACGGGGGCGAGGGCGTCACTTGGCAAATCGGAGTAGACAGCGACGGGACGAGCCGCGTCGGACTAGCGCGGTATGTCTGTCAGCTGCTTGGCGAGAAACAGTTGGTTGGCGCTACGACCGATGTTCGCATCGTCGACCTGGCTAAACTCGACCAATCTGGTGGCGATTTTAGGGGCGCGAGCCTCGGTCACGTGCGATGCCGCGACGAGATGAGCTTAGGGGAGTGAGGGGTGGATACAGGTCGGCTGAGGCGTGCCGCGGAGTTACTTCGTTTGGAGGAGAAGAACCTTGGTATCCAGGGTATCCTCAATCAACTGACCGACGCACTGGGAAACCTGGCAGGTAGCCCCGGTAACCCGGACTTTCAAACGCAAGTCGCAAATCACCAGATCGAGCTCCGGAACGCGATCGGGCAACTTACGCTAGCGCGCGATCCAGCCTTCGCGGCTTACGGGGAGGCCCTTGGTGCCATCCCCTATTTCGGCCCTGGTATGCCTATCCAGATCGCCCAGGCGATAACGGATAACGCCATGACGCCGACGGTCGCTCGCGACATCCTGAGTGACTTGCGCGATCGTCGGGCAAGTTACCTAGAGCAGCTTCACCAGCTTGTCAGTGCGATGACGAAACTGGGTATTGCAGGCGATGAGGTCGTCCCCGGGGAGGCGCAGATCGGTTTCCGCATTCCACGGACCATCTTTGATAATGAATTTGCTGGCTGGATCGCCGAACTGAATGAGATCAAGCGGATCGTGCGCCCTTTCGCCGAGCTAGCGACGGGCGGCGATGCGCCAATCGGACTCGGCGAAGTTTCTTCCAGCAACCCCATTGTGTTTCTCATCGCGACGGCTCCGGTCATCGCGCTGATCTCAACAGCGGTGTCATGGTCACTCGACCAGTGGAAGAAAGTCGAGGAAATCAAAAAGATTCGCGCCGAAACCGCAAGGCTTAGTGCGGACAATAGTGGCGCTTTGGATGACATGATCGCCCAATTTGATGCGAAAATAGCTACAACGATCGAGGCGGCGATCGCCGCTCACGCGACCCAGCTCGTCAATCCTGGCGCAGGGCCTGGCCGCGATAATGAACTGGTGAATGCAGTCACGTATTCTTTGAAGTCGCTGATGGCTCGGATAGAGCGGGGAATGACGGTCGAGCTCAAATTCCTTCCTTATGAGGAGGCGCCCGACCCTGAAAGCGCGCAAGCGATGGACCAAATCGCGTCTATCGTGCCCCAGCTGGTTTTCTCGGCTCCTAGCCCTGCGCCCGTTCTTGCTCTTCCAGGCAACGACAACGACCCGCCTCCCGAGGCCTAGGAATTTTCCTATTGGCGTGTTGGATTTAGTTCTAGATTTGTTCTCTTCGGCGAGTCGCCGTTTACAGGAGAACATCGATGCCAGACGCCCATGATCGCTACCACAAACCGCGCCCTCCGTTCGGCGCTTGGCTGCTCGACCAAAAGAAGCGCACCGACGCCATCGGGGAACTCGCGCGCGCCGCTGCCACCGATCCTGGGTTCCCCAAGGAAGGCGACTTCCAAGCTGTTTCGGCTCGGCTGAACGGCGTCCAGGCCGATCCCGAGATGCACGTAGCGCTCGAAGATGCCGAGCTTGATTGGTCCTGTTACTGATGCCTGGGCTGCGACCATCGATCTGGAGCGCGATGTACGGCTTCTGGTATCGCGGTGAGGGCAAACCGCAGCGTGGTGTGCCCGACATTTTTCCCGCCATCCCAGGGACGAGCGTGCTCGACCTCCTTATTGAGCCTGGGGAAGGTGATCAGCCGGATACTCACTCGATATTCGCATCGCCAGTGATCGGCTGGCTATTCAGTGCCGCCGGCGTGCGTCCGATTACCGCGCGCGGGCTCGACGATGGCTTGCCCGACGGCGACCTCGTGATCGAGTTCCCGACCGGACAGGTCGTCGGCACCTCAGTCGGCCGCTGGAGCCATCGCCGCGCATGGTTGGAGGGTATGGTCGGCGCCGCGGAAAACGGTCCCACTTGCGTCGGCGGCGATTAGCTGTCCTGTCCGGCAGGAAGTGGCGGAATACCGTCGTTTATCGTCTTCGCGCCGCCTCCGCAGGAAGTGGGACCGGGAATCGTCCCACTTCCCCGGCGCATTTCGCCGCTTAGCACCGGCCGCGGGCTCATTTTTAGAGGGTAGATAGGGCCGTTTCCCCTCCTGCAGCGCCAGTTTAGGGGCTCCACAGCGATCGGCCCTCTAGAAGGCCACCACTCCCGCCAGTCGTGTCATTGGGCTGTCTAAACCGGGGTCGACTCTTGACAACCCGTCCGCCGAGGCCGCGCTCGCCGCGAGGCCAGTTTTTTGGCGGAAAACAGCCGTTCGTCCCGCAAAATCCCGTTGTGGCCCGCGATATCCCGCCCCACCGCCATCAGTCTAAGACCACGTGTCACCTAACAAGCGGCAGGATGTCCACGGTGTCGCCAACGGCGGCGGGCGGGGCGTGTGGCGGTCGGACGATCAGACACGTCGCGTGGGCGAGTGTCGCGAGCATCGAACTGTCCTGCAGCGCGGCGGCGGAGACACGGCCATTGATGAACGTTGCGCGCAGATAATCCTGTCGATGGTCGTTGCGGGGAAGGGGCTCGGCAAGTTCGGCGCGAAGCAGGCGCGGCAGCGGATCGGTCGCGCCTGCCATCGCCGCGATCAGCGGGCGCAGGAACAAAGTGGCGGTGACGAAGGCCGATACCGGATTCCCGGGTAGGCCCAGCACGATCGCGTCGCCGATCTGGCCCGCGAGCATCGGCTTGCCGGGCCGGATCGCGATGCGCCAGAAATCCACCGTTCCACCCGCCGCTTCGAGCGCAGGACGGACCAGATCGTGATCGCCGACCGAGGCGCCGCCGGTCGTGACGACGATATCGGCTTTCGCGGCGGAGAACGCGGCAACCAGGGCGTCGAGCCGGTCGGGGATGATCCCGGCCATGGTCACATCGACAGGCAGGTCGGCGAGCATGGCCGTCAGCATCGCGCTATTGCCCTCGGGAAGCGCGAGCGGGTCGCCGCCGGCGGTGCCAGGCGCGATAAGCTCGTCGCCGGTGGCCAGGACGGCGACTCGCAAGCGACGATTGACCTCGAGTTCGCCGTATCCGCCGGTGGCGACGAGTGCGATGGCGGCAGGCGTGAGGCGAGCGCCGGCCGCGATCAGCGCAGCGCCGCGGTCGAAATCGAGCCCCTTGTGCCGAACGCTAGCGCCGCGGCGTGGTGGTCCCTCGCCCGCGAGGGACAGCGTATCGCCAGCGCGGTCGGCCTCCTCCTGAACGAGCACGCTGTCGGCACCCGCGGGCATCGCGGCGCCGGTGAAGATCCGCGCGGCCTCTCCGCGCCCAACCGAGCCGCCAAAGGCGCGTCCCGCCGCGCTCTCGCCGATCACGCGCCAAGGACCCGGCAAGTCGTCGAACCGGATCGCATAGCCGTCCATGGACGACAGATCGGCGCCGGGCTGCGCGCGCATTGCGGTGACGGGTGTCGCGGCCCAGCGTCCCGCCGCTGCGGCCAATGGCACGCGTTCGCTCGCAACGCGGGGTGCCATCGCGAACAAGCGGGCCTGGGCATCGGCGACGGGGAGCAGCGGGGTCATCGCTTACGCCATGCCACAGCCCATTGCTTTACCGCCAGCAGTTCGCCGCGCGGCGAGTCCGGTTAGCCAACCGGATGCGGCTTGACGCCCGACCAGGTCCAGGCCTTGATCTTCCAGCC